TATCATCTAGCTCTGATTGTGATTGTGCAGCTAATGTTTCCTGTGCATACTTACCTCTAGTCTTACTATCAACAAAGGCATTTTTTAAGTTTGTATCTATGTTCCAGGCTGTTTCATCTAGTTGACCAATGATTGCTGTAGTTTGTGGTCTTAGTGACATAGCTCTTTGCATATGTTTTGGTAATGACATACGCAGTTGTGCGCCAACACCAAGCAATCCTTTTTCGGGTTGTGATGATTGAAACATCCCTGCAAATTTTCTCATAGGTGCAACATCTGTACTTTGACCAGTAATTAATTTACCAACAAAGTTAAAGAATTCACCAGTGACTGTAGGTTTAGCAGGCAATGCTCCTAGACCAAAGTTTTTATTATTCTTGGTTAATTCTTTAACTCTATCAAGTTCTATTTGTGTTTTCTTAGGTACATAAGATTTAATCATTGTAAACATATTGTCAAATTGTGTATTAGTTAAATTACCACCTTTAGCTACAAAATCTAGTACATCCCATACATGTATAGGGTCATCTACTTCTAAAAGTACTTTCTTTACTGACATAGGAATATTTCTAAATTCAGGAATATCATTTAAGAAAGACATACCTTCATCACCACTAAGTTTTGCTATTGCTTCTCCAAAGTTTTGTCCCCATCCTGTTGCTCTAACATCATCTAGTGTTCTACCATAAAAAATAGCTCTATTTTGTTTACCTGTTTTTCCTGGCAAAAATGTTTTAAATAATTGTTTAGATAATTGTGTAGCATCATCAGTAGCTTTTAATGCTTTAGTATTAGCACTTACCATTGTTCTCATTGCATTTTTTACACCTGCACCATAAGCAAGGCCTAGGTTTACTGGGTCTGCTGCAACTCTAAAGACACCATCAATAACACCGGAGACAACACTGTATCCTGTAGAACCTGGCTCTAACATTTGTGCAGCAACAACTCGTCCAGGAGATATGTCTATCTCTTCTCCAGTTTTTGTTTGATATTTAAATTGGTCTTCTCTTTTATCAAACACTTCTGTAATCGGCGCACCATAAATATCTGCAGCTCTTGTCATTGCAGTTCTCTCGTCAGAACCTTTTCTTATTTCGTCAAGATAAGTTTGTGTCTGTCTTAAATCTATTGAAGATGGTAAATAACCAGTACCTAAGTTAAGAGGTTTTCCTTTCTTTATTTGTTGCAAAGCTAGATTAAGTTCTGTTGGTCCATACTTTTCTCTTGCATTTATAAATGCTTCACCAACACTAGGATTAAAAACATTGCCTAGAAAATTAGCTGTTGTCCTACCTTCTTGTCCTGGAGTTTGATTAACAAAAGTTTCAGCTAAACCACCTAATGTAGCACCTGCTACTGTAAGTGGGACTGATTGTCCAGTCTCTTGTGCAGCAACTACTGCAGATTTAAAACCTCTTGATACAGGTTGGAATGCAGCATCTAATGCAAGCATACCTAACTGTACACCTCGTTTAAAAGGATTTACTTTAGTAACAATTTTCTGTTCATACTTCTTTGCAAGTATCTCTTGATTTCTTTGAGCTAATTGCAAAGCCATGTCATCTTCCGGATTTAAGCCTGTTAATGCTGAATATACTACCATCTGTGGTGGTAGAGTAGGGTAGGCGTTACCCATGTTAGCTATTCGTTGTTGTAATTCTAAGCTAGTCTCTTGCGTTCCTTGCTTGTAAGAGTTTACCCTATTGAGCGTATCTTCTGCATGTGCAATAGCGAGGTCCATTGCAGAAAATGATATACCATTAGACCGCATCGCTTTCCTTTAATTTGTTGGCATACCTGTTATTTTTTTTAGTATCAACAACTTGTGGTGCTGCATCATTTTGTTGGAAGTATTCTAAAATTATTGGGTCTTGAAATTTATCAAAGAGGCCGGCCATATAACCATTAAAATCTAATTGTGGTTTAGGTACGCCACCTGTACCAGTTTGTAATCCATTAACATTAGACACACCTGGAAATTTAGTTGGCTCTCCTAATTTCATAGGCCTACTTGGTTGTATTTGTGTAGCTCCTTGTACAGATGCTACTTCTCCCGAAGTTTCAGCAGTTAGACCAGTAGCTAAATCATTAACCATTCCGGATGAACCTGTTGGGTCTCCTTCTTTTCTAGGAATATACAAGTCTGCATATCCTGGGTCAGCTTTCATGTCTGTATTTTTTTTAGCAGCTTGTTCTGATGCACTTAATCTAACCATAGTCTTCATCCTTATTATTTAAAAATTCAGCCATGTCTGCTAGGAAAAGTACAAATTGTCTTTGTTGTTCATCAGATAATCTTTTCATCATAATTTTTATCATAACGCCTTCCATAGGGCCTGGTAACATGTATTCAAAAACTACAGGAAATTCTTCCATATCTATAACTAACTCTTCCATTGCTTCACTTAAAAGTACCTCATCTTCAACATTGTGAAAATTCCAGTCTTCTTGATTAATGATGTCATAGAATTCGTGATTGGTTTTTGCCATTGGGTCAAAATCTTTAGCCACCTTGTCCACCTCCTTGTGCTGCTGCTTGTGCAAGAACTTGTGCTAATCCCGGTGGAGGTCCTCCTTGTGGTCCTGCTTGTTGCTGACCTGCTTGCGCTAAGGCTGCCTCTTCCGGTGTCATGTCGTCACCTTCAGGAGTATAGAACTTTTCTAGAATTGAATTCATGTTTTGCGGATTTTTCTTAATCTCAATTGCAGCCATAGTTGCTTTAGGATTACCTTGTGCAGCTTGTGCCATAAGACTTTCAAACAAAACATTCTCTGCTCTTTCTGCATTAATTCTTGAATTGATTTGTGATATGTTATCTAATCCATCCATATTCTCTTGTAAAGTTTGTTTATCGATAATGCCTTGTTGTTTTAGCTGTAGGCCCGTAATAATTTTTTGTGGTTCATCGAACCCGGCCATAACACCATAAATTCTTCTTGTCTTGTACATCTCTGCAATATCTTTACTAGGAACATAGGTCTCTTTAAAGGCTGTACCATTTCTAAAACCTGCAATAGGTTTACGCATATTTGCGTACATAGTCTCATCCCACTCTAATCTCTTAGTGTCAATCTGTTCTAAAGCATCTTTAAGAATTACTTGATATTCTCTTACATGCAATGATGCAGATTGTCCTAGTTCTTCTAATCCTCTACCAGTAACAAAAGCGTTAGGCGATTGTCCATCATCTGATACAGGGTAGGCAGAACCTAAACGAAGATGTCTTTCTAGTCTATCTATCTGTTGGAACAGCTGATAGGGTAGATTGTTTGTTGGTTTAGATACCTGGCTTCCAGGTGTCAAGTAGTTAACTGACAATCGTCCTTTCTTATACTGTCCACTTTCTATCTCGCCAATGATGTTGGTTTCTGTAAACACAGCATCTTCCATTGCAATGACAGATAGAACATTTATCTTCGCCATATTAGCCATCAAGCCTATAACATGATGGAATTGACCTTGCATTTGGTCAAAAGCAAATCTTTTAGCTACTACAAATCTTGGTCCGGATTTTAGAGGGTTAGGAATAAAATCTAATATAACTTTGTTTTCCGGTAAGAAAATATATGTACCTTCATCATCATAGTATTCTGCTACAACTTTACCTGTACCACTTTGATTAGCCCAGGTTTTATCGTAACTTGACATGTAGGCCATTGTATTATATTCAGCATCAATTTCATCTAAGATAACATTTTTGTGATTTGGATACAGTTTAGCCAATGTCTCATGTGGAACTCTTTGTACAATAGCAAGTTCACTAGGTTGTTGGCCTTCACCAAAATATCCAGGGTAACAAAGATAAGGGTCTTTTACTTCTGCATATGGATAAGGAACACCATTAGCATCTTTCTTTTCTTTTAATACCCATACAGCAAAGCCATAACCAGGTAGCCATCTACCAACTTGTGGTAATTGTAATTCTAATTTTTGTTGTTCATCGTAAGCATGTACTATTCTCTCTAGTTTTTCTGCTCTCTTTGTAGCTCGTTCACTATCTTTATCATTGAAGATATCTATTTTTAAATCAGGCGCTCTACCTAGTTTTTGTGCAAATCTCTCCATAGCTGAATGCAACATGTTAGGTGCAGGTACTTGGTTATAATCCATATCACGCATTTGTTTTCCAAGTAAAGCCTTAATACCATCAGCACCACCATTCATAATGGCTCGTATTTTATCTTTCTCTGAAATCACATCTGCATGTTGCGCTCTAAGTTCATACACTCTGTTATATATTTCGTCTGCTGTTTTCATTATCTCCAATTATCCAAATCCATGTTACTACCTTCATACCCACCAAAAGATGGCTCATATTCAAGTCCCATTGTAGCAAGTCTTTCCTTCTGAAGTCTACGAATAGTTTTCATTGGGAACCAACTAGCCATTACTAAGTCAGACTTTTGTCCTACTGACCTACTCTTGTTTTGAGCAGAACTGAAATACACTAACTGACTTTTATATAAGTTTACCTTTTCTTGGGCTTCAAAGCCAAGGTATGGCAAAGAAATTAATTTTTGTTCAAACAATGGTCTCATTGCTGTAACACCAAATATTGGGTCGTGTTTATTAGAATAAGTCTGCGTTCCCTCTAAGAAGATACCATGCTTACCTGCAAAGTCTCTAATAGATTGGTCTTGTCTAATAGCACGCTGAAAACCATTCTCTTCAATAACCCAATGAGCAAGATTGTATTTCACGAACCATTCTTTAATTATTTTAAGTGCTTGTGGAATACCACCTCCAAGTGAGTTCTCCATATCAATCATATACAATTTGTTAGATGCCTGGTCATAACCCCATAGAAATGCAGCCTGGTATCCAACTGATGCCGGGTCAAGTCCTGCAATTAACCTAACTCCTGCAGGTACCTGCCCAATTTCTCTACTTTGGTCTCGACATGCTTCTATTTCTACGCTGTCGAATAAGGCCATACCATCAGGCATAGCAACATTAAGATAAACCATTTCGTAAATTGCTCTACCACCAGTAGTTTCTGCAGCAGACTTTCTACCCATTAACCACTTGTAAGTTCTTTTGTTTGCCCACAACATACAGTCCTGGTGAGCTTCATCATTCCAGTCGGGTAAAGTACATCCTGTATCGTGTGCCTCTTCTACTATTGTATTCCAACTTTCGTTGTCTAGTAGGTGAGAATATAAATCGTCATAGTGTTGCCTGGAGCCAATAACAATTAAAGCTGTGTGTTCCTCTTTTCGTGAAGATAATGTTGTTGTCCACCAGGTTCTTGTGTTCTCTCTTGATGCAGGTTGCATTGTAGAAGAGTGGTCCTCTAAGTCATCGCCTATGATAATATCACAATCTCGTGAAAGAATTTTTCCACCCCGACCGATACCAACCATGGTAGGAGACTTAATCCCGGTAACAGTACGAGTACCCACAGTAAACCCACTTTGTGACCACGCCTTTCCTGCTCTGCTAGTTGGTTTAAAACTTTTTCCAGGTGGGCAGAGTTCTTCGATAAGTTTTTCATTGTTCTCTAACTGGTCTATTACTGAAGCGACAGCATTCTTTGATATCTCTTCATTACCACCTACCCACAATATTCTAACATTAGGGTTCTTAATTATGAGCCATACTGCAAAATGAATTAGTAGGTCAGTCTTGCCATGTCGAGGAGGAGATAGTATCATCTGCTGATTTCCATGTTCAATAGCTTCAAGAATAGATTTAATCCATCTAATGTGAAATTCCGGAGTTTGATAGGGTTCACCAGTCTCTGTCTGAAAATATCTATCTCTAAAGATTTTAAAGTCAGCTAATGACTTCTCTGCTTTAGCAGGTAAAGTCCAGTTCTCTGCTTTTTCTTTTGTCTCCATGTCTTCTAACCATGCAGCATATGCATAAGATAAAGCAGCTTTTGTACAGTCTAAGATTTCAGCAGCATCTTGTTTTTTTAAATCACCTTTAAGAATAAGCGGTCCTAAGTCTTTTTCTATAAGAGCGTCATAAACGACACCTCTTCTTTTTTGTACATTAGGTTGCGCTACAGGTTTGCCATCATGTTCGGGTTCATAGACAGCACCTTGTTGTTGTGCGTAAAATTTTTTATTATGGTAGGCCTTAGAACAGGTAGCAGAACAAAACTTTCGTTTAGGTGCTTTTAATACATTGTGACAAGATTGTGCAAAACATAATTTAACATTTGTCATTTAGAATATCCTTCACACTCTTTGTTTAAACAAGTTACTTTTTCCCTGTCTATATCGTATATTAAGTATAAGCCACACTTAGGGCATGCTACTTTCAATTACTTTTTTTTAATAACCTTAGTTTTACCATTCTTGGTCCTGGCGTACTTATGTGTTTTAGTTTCCCTAATTAAAGTTCCACTATAAGTTTTGTCGCCCCACTTCCAAGTTACTCTTTTACCGGCCATATCTCTCCTACCACATTTTGCAAGACCAATATCTTGCACTTGTCTTATCCGATGCTGTATCACATTTGTGTCTAGCACGAAATGATTTTCTAGCTTCCGGATTATCTTTTCTTATCTCCATGTTAGGGTCGCCAAACATTACTTTCTTAACTTTGCTTCCATCCTTAACATACACTTTAAATTTCTTTCGACCATGACCTGGTTCACCTTTACCAATCCTGGAAGGTTTGTTTAAAGTTACAGACTTACCTTGATACTCAGCCATTACTTCTTTTTTTTCTTTTTAGCTTTTTTCTTTTTAGGCATCCCTTTTGGGTATCCAATTCCTTTTGGCATAATATTCCTTTCAATTCTTTCTATTATAATAACACAAAACCCCGCCGAAGCGAGGCTCTGTTCGTACAGTCTGTCCATTTACTGTAATGAAAAATATAACAGTTCACAAAAACATCTCACCTTAACAATACTTTCAAGTACACCACATACTTAAATTTAAATGAAAGCCTTTCTTTCTTGTTATAAATTGAAGCGTATCCTCATACGCAGCACCTGGATTTTCCAGGTATAAGTACTATAGTCGCCCCCTTGCAGTAAGTGAGAGAAAAAAATTTTTATTTTGGATAATCCATAATTGGATATTTAAGTTCTTTTAATAATTGTTTTTTATCTGTTTTGTTTGCATTGATATATACATATCTATGTTTTGCACTTCTGTACACTCTTTTTGTTCTATCTCCTAAATGATGCCTACTGTGTTTACCATCTTTACCTGCCATATCTGTTCTTGGTTTTGATGTGCCAGTAAATAAAAAATTAGTAGCTTGGTACACAACACCTGTATGATTTTGTGCTGTGTCTGCATAACTAACTACTATTTTTGGTTTAGGTAATAATTTTAATGATTGTCCAACTAAATAACTAGCTTCGTTTTTTCTGTTGTATTTTAAAACTAATCTATTAAGTTCTATTACTTTAGATTTATTATGTTCTCCTGCTATACCTTTACACAAACTTGGACTAGCAGGACTTCCAAAACTACATATACCAATTAACTCATCATTATCATACAATCCATACACATAACTAATTGATGGTTTTCTTTTTGCATAATGTATATCAAGAATAAAAGGGTCTGCTAATTTTTTATCTTTAAGTAGTTGGACTTTGTACTGCATATATACAATTTAATACTGTATATAAATTAGGAGGAAAAAAAAATTTTTTTATGTAAACTGTTGGCAGTTCTCGCAGACACCATCCATTAACTGGTCAGCCCAATAAGGATGCAAACAAATATCACAATCCTCGACACTTACATAATCCATAGAGAAACTATACCATAAAGTAAAGGCCCTGCTGTTGCCAGTAGGACCTAAACTTAACATACACAATAGAAAGGAGGAACTTATGAAAAACCAGTGAGGTTCCTAAGTTACCTATCTATTAGTAATAATAGCATAGTCGTAATTTATGTGGGGTATTTAATTAAGTAAGGAGGCCTACAAAATAAATACCCTATATCATTTTACTATATTATTTTTATGGTATAGTTGAATTACACAAACACATTAGATTGCAGACTTTTAGAACAATCTAATAGATAAGACATCAAGTAAGTGGATTAGTCTGACCATGGTAACTAGGGTAAAAGCCTATTATTCTACATATGTTATATAGCTACTATATGGAGTTATTCGGTTTGGGTTGGGAGTAGCACAGGGTAAGAACTACTTAACATCTTAAATAAGTAATAACTTGCTAGTAAAGGAACACCACTATCTGTAGTGCGTTTTATATTAGTTAACAGCATATCTCTGAAGGGTACACTATAAATACAACAAGGGTCAACATTTAACCTCTCCCCTTTATTTATTGGTAGTTTTTACCAATTACTTTCTTCCTTTCTTTGTGGTTATATCCACCTTTATATCTATTATGACTGGCTGTTCATACAGCTTGAAAAAGAGTACCCTAGAAATTTAAACAAATACCCCTAGGTTGCTTTACTACTAACTTCTTTCTTCTTCCCCTTCTTCATCAATGGATGTAGCCGGCTTGTGAAATCTTTCACTAATAGAAAAGTCTTAGGCCTTTTTAGGGTGCAAATCATCAAAGTTTTTTTAGATTATTTAAAGTTTTTTTTCATGTAGTAGAAACACCAATGTTTATAGGCTATTTCACCCTATGTTTTTTCTTCATCTATTCAATGGTTGTTGACAAATAAAGATAATCCCCCTACATTTAATAATAACAAACACGATAGAGAGGCCCTTAACTTTCACCCAAATAGCTAAGGAAATGAGCGAGACAAGTACAGCGAGCAAGGTGCAACTAAATATTCTCACCGAGGCATAAACGCCGAGAAATACCACCAAGCAAGCCCACCGGAGACACCTAGACACTCTTAACGATAAGGAGTTTTATCCGGCTCAGACCACCGAGATTGGCCCGAAGGCATAACACGACCTCATAAGCGAAAAAATCTACCATTGAGAAAGTTTCGACAATATTTAAAACGATACCTAGATTAAGCCCGAAGTATCATCCATAGGTTAGACGATAGTTACCCAATCAGATTGCAGATTTACAGGCCATATATCCTTACTAGCTGTACGCATTCTTAGCTAAAACCTTTATTAGCTACCTTAGTTGGTAGCTTGAAGGATATCCCTAGTATCTTTCAAGCTATTAATAAAGAATATAAAGGAGAAATATGAATAACTTAGCAAATACTGGCGACGATTTAACTGGAATAATTGACGATATTCGTAGAATTACAGACAATGACGATTTAAAAATTGTTTGGGATGCGATGAAATTACAGTGGGATAGAAACGCTAGAGCAAAAGTAAAAACATTCAATGAATTAGACCTTGTAAATGTTAAATTCAAAGATGGTTCTTACCGATGCAGAGTTACAAAAGTTAATCAAAAGACTTTAGGCGTAACAATTTTAGAAGGACCATGGAAAGGCCGAAAGGCTAAACCATCAGTTCGTTGGGTTCAAAAAGTTACCCAAGATATGTTAGATGCCGAAAGAGAATATCAAATATAAATAGCTAGAGCCTTGTTTAAACAGCAAGGCTTTATGGTATTTATACCAATAAATAAAGGAGGCCCAGTGATAGAAATTAAATTAGGTAAAGACAGGACCATTACGCACAAAGTTACAACAGTAACTAAAGACAATGTAAAAGAATTAGTAAAAGAATACAATTATAAAGCAGATGTTTTGAGCAACAATGGCGTTAAAAAACTATCAATATAATAACTATCTAGAACGCATTGTTTAAACAGTGCGTTTTATGATAGCTATATCAAGCTATTCAATAGGAGTTGGCATATATCCTATGCCCGCTATTATTGTAAGACACAATAGAGGAGACACATGAATACACAAAAACAATTGTTGGCAGAAAATCCAACAGATAACAAAGTATATCAAGGCACACGCGAGGAATGGCTCAACGATGTAGCCGACTTCTTTTACAATAAAATAAAAGAGGAATATGTTCCAGTAGTACCTAGAGAGAATATTAAATTATCTATGGGGTTCATGCCTACAGGTAACAAGATGGGTAACGCTATCGGTGTATGCCACTATGAAGGCCACTCTACAGGAAACTATAGAGAAATCTTCATCAAGCCTACACTCGGAGCCAGTAACCTAGTCGAATGTATCGAGACAGCACAAGTTGTAGCACACGAAGTTACACACGCAGTCTTACCAGTCAAAACAGGCCATGGCCCTAAGTTCGCTAGAATAATCAAGAATTATCTAGGTGCCGAGGGTAAACCAACAGCTACTGTTGCAGGCCCAGGGTTCACATTGTTAGTCAAAGACTTCATTGAGAGCTTAGGTTATCTTCCACATTCAAAAATGTTAGAAGATAAAATCGGTAAGGGTTCGACTACAGTTGCAGTACGATGCACAGGAGCAGAGAGTTGCCCAGGTTCATCAGACAAATCAATTGCCCAAGGTTGGGGATTGATTGCAAGAGTATCTATCGCAGTCTACAGGAAAGTTGGTGACAACTTTAGATGCATGGCTTGCGGTTCCAGTACTGTTGTAGAGTTACCGGAAAATCTTAGAAAAGATTACAAGTAAGTATATAGATAGCTTGTTGTTTAAACAGCGAGCTATCGATTATATTTATCAAGACACAAACAGAAAGGAGATATATGCAAGCATATATTATAACAGCTAGAGATAACTTCAGCGGATACCATGACGCGTTCAAGGTAACCGCAGACAGTGCATCTTCAGCTATAAACAAATGGAGTAAATTACAAGGTAAGTTAGGTATCAATACAGAATATAGATGGCCTAACCCAGTGGCATGCAAAGCAGAACATTTCAAGCCACAGTTCCTTAACCAAGACAATATGCCAGTTAATATGCGACACAGTGGCATAGAAGGCGAAGGCGGTAGCGAGTATAATCACGAGATTGTACAGTGGAGTGACCTAACTAGAGCAGAGAGAGAAGATGTTCTAGAATGGTTAGCCTTAGATAAAGAGACCAAAGACGATGAGCTTACGCCCTTTTAGTGTCGAGGGTTGACAGCTTGTAGCCTATGAGGAGTACTTATAGGTGGTTTATTCATCCACCTTTCCTTTATCCTTGTAGGCTACTGGGTGTAGATAGCAAGCAATTTATGTGAGGCAAAAGATACATTGCCCTGTATAAAAAGTCTTATGTAGATTGCTTGCTGTTTAAACAGACAGCAGAGACACAAAGAAAGTAGGACACAATGCCGGAAATAGAAAGAGATATGTATTGGTGGGAGAAGTATGTGTCACCAATAGATAAGGAAGAAAGACAAAAAACATTTTGTTCGAGTTGTAACAAGATAACTAACTCTAGCAGAGCAGATTATCAAGATGAGTTTACTTGTAACGATTGTGGAGCAGAAGTACAGGAGGAGGAATAATGAGTGACCACAGTAGGGATGATGCACAACAAGTTGCAGAAAAGTTCCAAGAAGATATCAAAGATATCACAGACAAACTAGACACACTAAACCTAAAGATACTTAGAGATGGACAAGAAGTACAAGTTCGTTTTTACAGTGAGGTATTTTGTGACACAGTACTAACAAGCCGAGGAGATACAGAGACAGAAATCGTAGAGATTAATCATCACTGTAATCACTATGGTTGTGACGAAATGTTAGAGATACATGTCAAGACCAACTCAGACGCAGGCCAAGGACAGATAGGAATAGATAACCTTACATGGAATTGGAATGATGAGAAGGAAGAGCGTGACTATTACTTCGGTGCAGTCATAACTTACATTGACAAGAGCAGATACAAAGCAAGACATGCTAAAGGTGATATGACTATAGGTAATGATTATGTTCACAACGACATAAAAATACTAGACATACCATTCAAAGCAGGTTGGATAGAAGAGGCAACGCTAGAGCCAGTATCAGAATACTTATCTAGCGATGAGTTCCAAGACCAACTAAAATTGTTAAGCAAAGTTACACACCAAGTTGTAATTAATTAACCCAACAGGGAAAGCCATAGGGTAGGTATGGTTGTTCAGCCTACCCACATGGCTGTTTAAACAAGTAGGAAAAGATAAGGAGGCGTAATGCCAAAGCAATATGAAACTAATAATGGCCTAATAGAAATAGGCAAAGACAGTACCTATACATTGAATGAGTTCAGTGTTTGGTTAGAGATAGAGACAAACCCAACAAACGAAAGAAATACATCAGTGATGATACATCCTGTTGCATTTGACAGTCTTATCAAAGCTATTGAGAAAGCTAGAGAGATTGGTTCAGTTGATGGCGACACAGCTACCAAGAAGTGGGACGCTGTTGTTAAGAGTGGAGAAATAGAAGGAGCAAAGTATGGCAGAACAAGTAGATACGCCACAGGACACAGTCTTCTTTAAGGTAACCAAGGTTGTTACCTATAAGTATGACTACCCAATGACAGAAGATGAGCTACATGATTGCAGACAAGATGCAATGAATGACAGTAACAACTTCTTAGACAAGTGGGGAAACGATAACGATGCAAAGCAGACTGATGAGGAGATACAATCCATATCAGTTCTCGATGCAGACGATAGTGATGGTGATAACAGTTGGTACATATAGTACCGACTGTTTAAACAAGGAGGAATAATGGAGTTGACAACACAAGTTATTGCTATAGGAATATCAGCACCAGTAGTTTTTGTACTATTGGCTATGTATATAGCAAGTAGATAAAGAAGGAGAGAGAATGAGAGAGCCAAAAGAAATATCTATATGTTCTAAGTTTGACATAGTCGAATTTAAAAATAGCGATATCAAATGGATTATGTACGACAGTAGAGACGAAGCAATTAGAAAGCAGACCGAAGAAGAATTAACAGAGCCAACAGTCTTACAACACTTTAAAGTTGTAGGTACTAACGACCAAGGGTTCGTACTAGAGCTTGAAGAAGGTATAGAGATAAAGTATAAGGAGGTATCAGATGAGTGAAAAATTATATTACAAACTGTTTTACTTTTCGCTAGATGCAATGGAGCTAACAGAAAACAAAGATACAGTTACCAAAAGAATAGGTTACAAGTATGCACGAAAGGTATACGATAAAAGTTTTTGGAAACTGTTTAACTATAGCCCATACGATTACACCATGAATGGAGAGATAGAAGATGAGTAGTTTAGAACAATTACAAAACGAGAAGGACAAATTACAAACAGAGATTGATGCAATCAATAAGTTAATTGCCCCTGGTAAAAACGATAACATAAAAACATTGATACATACTAGAGAAAAGTTGGCGATAAATAAAAAAATTGTATCCTTAGAGATACAAATAGAACGATGCAACATAGAGATACAGAGGATACTAAAAGAACATGGGGCTATTTAAATAGTTGTTTAATATTCAATAGCTGTTAGTCTATAAGTATGAAATACATTGTAAAAAGTGTGAGCATATTTGACAGCAGTGTCCATGAGTGGGAGTTTGAAGACCTGTTTGAGGCACAAGCTAAGGTGAGAGAGCTTAAAGATGTAGGTTCTAATCACTTTATGATAAGACTATACAGCAAAGTATCAGCAAGTATCTAACACAAAACAATTAAGGAGGCAAGATGCCAAGACCAAGGCTTGATTTCGCATCGATTGAAAGCATAAAACAATGGAGTATAGAGCTAGCTAATGCATGTGGTGGCAGTCAAATATTATTTGGCAAAGTAAAAGCACCTAATGCAATCAAAGCAAACGCTCTATTAGATGAGTTCGCATTAGCATACGATACACAATTAGCAAGAGGAGGAGACGATGACGCCAATAAGAGAGAAGAAGAATAAGCCAGTAGAAATTCTTACAATCAAAGTAATAGTTGATGAGACTTCTATATCGACAGCCAAAGAAAGAGAAAACTTTTTCATTGGATACATTGATAATATACCCGGTTGTGAAGTTCACTATACAAAGGTAGAGAAAGCAGAGGTGATAAATTTATGACAGACCAAAGTACTATAGTTCTTAATAGACTAAGAGGAATACAATCAGAGATAAACAGAGCGCAGATTATGTTGGAAGAAAAGCACAAGACACGCAAGCAGTTCATCGTTGATTGTTTAAACAACGACATTACAGTCAAGCAAATAGCAGGTATCTTAGATATTAGTTTGGCAAGAGTATACAAAATAATGGAGGAAATAAATGGACGATAAAATTAAGAAGGCTTTAACAAAGCCATTCAGTAAAGACGAAGTAAAGGCACCACCCAAGGGTAAATTCGGTTCTTATGTACCGCATCACCTAGTCACTAAGAGACTTAACGATGTTGCTTATGGTGAGTGGACCCATCAATTAAAAGAAATTGTAAGAGATAAAGATGGAAGTATCAGAGGTGTAGTAACTACATTTACACTGTTCGGTGTATCACATGACGAAGTCGGTGATGTCGATAGCGTCGATGTAAAGAATAACAATACCGAAGGTGAGTTACTAAAACTATGTATGTCGGATGCACTAAAGCGTGGAGCGATGCGTCATGGTATTGGCCTTCACTTGTGGACTGGCGAAGTTACAGAGGAAGAACACTACGCTAACAAAAGTGTAGAGAAGTTCCCACAAAAATCAGCTACACCCAACATAACAAAGCCAAGTGATAAGTTCTTAGATGAGGACCCAAGTGATATGTTGAACAGACTAAGAGAAGCACTTGCCTTTCACGAGCCTTTAGAGGAGACAAGGAAAGCAATTAAGAAACAATCGTGGGATGCCTGGACAAAAGACAACAGAGAAAAAGATGTTGGCAAGTGGACAGAGCAAGACTTCGATGCGTACTTAGACTTGTTTGTACAGTACCAATCAGCTACACCAAAAGCACTAATCGACACAGTCGAGGAAGTGTTCGGTGAAGTAGCTGACAATAGTGGTAGCTTAAAACCATGCCCTAAGTGTGGTAAGACAGAAGACATAACAGACATGCGAGTTAAGAAAGCAGAGGCACCCGAAGGTAGTGGTATCAAAAACTTACCCGACTTTATGTGTGAGAAGAACGACCCGAAGTATAGACCGGCAGCTAATGGATGTGGATGGGGTGGATACATTGGTGGCAAAGGAGACAAGGAAGTACCTAGCACATGGCTCTAGAACAGCCATCGTTCCCACTAGATAAGTTGAAGGCAAAGTTAAAAGAGAAATATCCTAATCACAATTTCGATGTTCCTTCTATGCCGGATACAAAATGCAAAGTTAATGGTAGATGCCCTGGCAACAGGGCTATTTACTATGACAATAGTGGAAACTATTTCTGTGGTGCCATCATTAAGATGATGGATGAAAGGACCATGGAGAAATCAGACAAAGAATGTGGAGCTTATCTTGTTGAGTTATCAATGAAGAAAGCAGAGCAGAAGAGGATGAGAAATGTTCAGTCTCTTCGCTAGCATTCTACCCCTATGCCTAATACCCATCCAAGAAACACAAGAAGGCATAAGGCAATACATACATTGTTTAAACAATGAAACAAAGATAGAACATGTAATTCAATGGGAGCCTCTAGTTACAGAACACTTTAAAGAAGAAGATGTAGCAGAGGCCTTGTTGATTATATTCTGTGAGAGCAGTGGCAGAAGTGAAGCAGTGAATGGCAATACCAATAACACAAGAGACATTGGGTTGTGGCAATTTAATGACTTCACTTGGATTTGGTTGACACCTAAGTTAAATATAACTGGACCAAGAACTGACCCTGTACTTAGTACAAAGGTAGCAAGTTGGTTATATTACAACGATGGTAGTCACCATTGGAACAGTAGCAATAAATGTTGGAGGAAATATGACAAAAGCAAATAAAGACTGGGATATAGAAGGAGAAAAATTCTATGAACAACTTAAACAAGGTGAGGAAATGGAGAACCTATACAAGAAGTTCATGGGTAACGACAATATAGAAGTCAAATCAGAGAGACACATTTGGGAGAAGTCTAAGAACCATTTTGTGGAGTATCTGTACAGGCCTGTTAATCAATTAAAGTACGAACCTAGTGGAATATCCGCTACTAAAGCTGAGTGGTGGGCATTGTTTTTAATAGACGACAATGATAAACCCATCATGTGTTACACCATACCAGTATCTGCACTAAGAGAAATAGGTAGGAAATACATTAACACTGATAGAGATGTTGATGGTGGTGATGGTAACAGAAGTAAAGGAGTACTGGTACCTATAGAAGAGATAGCTTTATATCCTTTTAATCGTTAGCTTATATCCGGTTGTTTAAACAATGACCGGAAAGCTAGGCCCTCTGTCGTTTACTAAGAGAGTAAGCACTCCAGGGTGTGACCACAATCCACTTCTCTGTGTAAAATCAATAGACTTATCAAGGGATGGACATTGAAACCAGTGTCTATCTCCTTGGTTTTTAGCACGAAAGTGATGGTAGTGAGCTGTTATAAGTATCTCTGCTTCACCTGTTGGTAGGAAACCAAACATCTGACCCTTCCACCAGGCCTCTATCTTAGCCTCTGCATTACCTCCACCATTTGTCATGTGACCATGTGTGAATGCAGTCTTCTTACCCTTGACCTCTATATTTAAATGATAACCTTCCGGTACTATGACCTTTACTTTTTCGTATCGTTTTTTATTGGCCGAAAATATTTCATCCATTATCTGTAGGTGCATGGTATCTGAGTTGTCTAATCTATTAGAAAGCACTTGCCCTTTACCACTCCTGGTCATTTCACCATGGTTCCCTGGCACTCCAGTCAAAGTAATCTTATCTACATGTGGCAAGAAAGTCTCTACTGTTTTGTATATCATAGCTCTAGCTAGTGAGTACTGCTCTAAAAGATTTAGCGAAACATTAAAGGGTTGACTGTCGTAAAAGAACTTAGAACACCCTTCTGTAAGGTCACCCATTCCTACTAGAAATACTTCGTCAATCTTCATTCCCATCTTACGATAGTTCTTTAGTAGCTTGACTGCATCCTGCAATGCTACATCATACCTGGCAATGGTTGCCTCTACACCATAGTCATCTTTACCTAGTTGCCAATCTGACATCATAAACAACATAGCTGTATCACCACCGAATAGATTTCGTTTAGTTAATGCCGGCTTCTTTACTGCTTGTTTAAACAATGCGTCATAATGTTTGTCATGTGTTGCTGATTTCCTGCGTATAGTTCCTTTGAATGCGTGAAAGGTTTCAACGATACCGCCTTTGAGCTGTGCATTCCAGGAAGATACCTTTAAGATGCCATCTATCTCATATATCTTTGGGTCAAATCCCCAGTTTTTTAGAATGTTATCGAAGTCATTCTCATAGTTAGGGTCGGTTCCTACATGTACAAGTTCACCCTTACCTGTGTTAGGGTCTATATCAATAGAAGGTTGCCATCCTGCTTTGTAAAAGTTATTACCATTCTCTGCAGGTATAGCTGTTTTCTTAGATGTTTTTTTCTTAGGCATGTTTCCACCTTTCATATACTACATTTAGTATATAACAGATATTGAATTACCTATGTATTTACTTGGATGCTTTTGTAGGTTTTGGTCCTATTTGTTTTTTAGCAAACTCTTTCACTACTACAAGTGCAGCAGCTCCACCGGATAGGGCAGCGAGTTGTACTGCATTAGCGTCAACACCAACTAATGGTGCAACAGTTAACGCAGATATGAATGCTTCAACAAAAGTCCAAACAGTTTTACTAAGAACATCTTTATATTCTTGGCTCATTTTGTAACTCCATGCTTCATTCCAAGGGGTCCACGCTACATCCTTCTTGAATGTCCCATCAGATTTTCTTTTTCTTTTAAATTTTTCAAACATTAGCTTATTACTCTACCTTTAATCTTAGCGTTTAATGCTATGACACCACCATTAATCTCATTTAATTTCTCCATAACATCCTTAGCTACAATAACATCTGTTAAACTAGCGTCATCTAAGTCCTTCTTTAAGAGTTGTTGTATAGTTGTATACTCAATACTTACCTTCTTACCTTGTAGTAATTCGTTAGCAACTTTTCTATACATAGCTTTGTAAGCCTTTACACTTTGTCCAACGAACCCATCTTTACCTAGGTCTAAGTCTTGCTGAGTTTCCCCGACAATGAGACACCCACTGGTATGCTCATCGGTGTTCCCGGAGTGGATTAATATGAGAGAAAATCCTGGCACATCTTGTAGATGTAACATTCCATAGTGTGAGTTGCCATATTTAGCAGAGTATCTTGTGTGAAAACCACCTGTTTTTCTAAACTCTATATCGTATTCGCCTTCGGGTATGCAAGTTTCGTGCATTACTTTGACTGCTTGATACTGGTCTTCGAGTGTATAGCACTCAAACTTACCATCTATAAAGAGCAAACCATTCGTTGCATCCTTACCGAACTGTGTTCTTACTACTTGTAATTTCATTTATCCTCCTCATGTGAATAACTACCATACTTGCAGTTACATATAGTTACCCAAGTTCCATTTTTATTCTGCTTGGGAGTACAGAACCCTTCTTTATTTGCCGCCACAACAGCCGCCACCACAACAATCCATGTTAATCTCCTTGTCTAAAGCTAATAGTTAGTAACCATATAGCTAGTGTAATTAGTGTAGCAAGTCCTGTCACTTGTTGTGCAGAACCAGTAAGTGTTAATGTGGCAATAACTAAACCAACTAAAGTCCAACTAAGGTTAAGTGTTTCCTTAATTACTTTAATTATCCAGTTGCCTACTTGTTTAAACATTGCCTCTCCTAAATACAAAAGCCGCCATAGATACTATTCTAGTCAGAATAACTGGCACTACAACTTCTTGTGCTTTTTCTCGTTGGTCTTGTGTCATGTCGTCACCTATTTCCGAAAGATTTATTTCTTGTATGTCTATATCTATAAAAGTTTGTATAGGATTTTCTATAAAGTTCTCGAACTGTACCTCTGTAACAACATCAGCAAGGGTGTAGTTCTCTACATCTGTGTTCTCTACTGCTCTAGCTACATACTCTTCAACAGCTTCAGCTATGACTTCATCATCTTTAACTGCTTCAGCAATGATAGCTACATCCTCTGTTTCTACTTGTAAGATTTCAGCGACAACTTCTACCTGTTCTTCAGTAAGCTCTTCAACATCTGCAATAGCTTCCTCAACAACAGCTTGAACTACTTCTTGTATTTCTTCAGTAGCTTGGTCCAGGTTCTGTACACCAATGTCATTTACTTGTTCTAGTACTTCAACGACTTCTTCAACAGTAGCTTCTTCTACTACAATCTCTTCTACTTTGGTAAGCTCTAAGGGTTCTTTATCTTCCACTCTCGGTAGAGTTGTTCCTGGCGTATCTTCACTAACAACTTCCTGTATCGGCTCATCCAAAACTTCCTTGACATCCTCTTTAACTTCTTCATCTATAACCTCTTCTAGTTTTTCATCTTGTATTGGTATTTCCACCACGATTTCGGGAGCAATGTCTTCCAAATCAAATTCAATAATCTCGAACTCAATAGGGAGTTCTTCAAACTCCACAATTGCATCTTCAACAACTTCCTCTTTAGGTGGGTCGAGTACATCAACATCATTCTTAGGAACGATGACTTCCACATCTTCTTTAATTTCTTCATTGATTACCTCTTCTTCTATAATATCATCTTTAATTTCTTCTTCAATAGGTTCGGGTATATCACAATCACCACGCTCTATCTGTGCGTTAGTCATAAAACAACCATACTCAGCTTCATTATCTACACGCTCCTGGTCACGCTCTATAGTTCCATCATTGAC